GTTCGCCAAGGTATCGCCATAGTCATTATCCTTTATGCGCTCTATTATCTTACAGAAGAAAAAAACAACAGAAAGTTTATAATGTTTGCGTTAGTCGCATTTTTATTTCATTACAGTTCGATCTTTGTGAGTCTGACCTACTTGTTATTTGGACGCTATTTCAACCGTACCTATTCCTGGATAGTCTATATCTCAGCAATTATAATGAGTTTTATCATCTACTTGTCCCATGCCAGTAAGTATATATTATTGGCACTGCCCGGTAAGTTCAGTTCTTATGCTCAGTGGGAAATAGATGTGAGCCCTTTGAAGCTCATTGTCGTCAATCTGTTTTTTATTGCCCTTATGTTACAAAAAAGGCAGTTTGTCAAGATTCGTCTTCAGCGTTATCTTCTTAACTCTATGTTCTGTGTAGATACACCACCATGTAGTGATTGTATAGTTTCATGAAGTAACATTATAGACTACTTGTATCTAAGTAAGATTCTATTCCTGATCTCATTGTAAAACCACCAGTTCTATCATCAGATATTTTAGCTGCATTCTTAGCTTCAACCTCTTCTTTTTGAGAGAAACCATAACCTTCTCTGTCGCCAATCATTCTAATCTGGAATATCCTTGCAGCTCTTATATTGATATATTTTCTTAGTGGATGAGTTAAAGCATTAAATTCTACATTCCATACTACAGTACAACTTTGTGCTTCATCAAACTTAAAAGTCTTGCCTTTTCTGTCATACAGACTCCAGTCCCTCATAATAACATTATTGTTGTCTGCTGTTATATCCAATACATTTACTGGTAAGTTAATCTGTCCAGTAGAGTCTGGAGCAAAGTTCCAATCTTTATCAGTATTAAAGTTCCATCCTTCACTAAGCACATCAGAAGTTACTTCTTCAAGTATTCCCTCAGCAACTCTAGCTTCATAAACAGAATTTAAATCTTCTAAATCTTCTATTGGTAATTCATTTATATGCTGTAGCATTACATTGATAGCAGCTACTTTTATTTTATGGCTTTCTGATGGTGTCATAGATACTCCTTAAACTTAACAAGAGACTCCGTAGAGTCTCCTATAAATTCAATTATGCTGATTTTACTGCTACAGCACATTCTGGTCTAAGTACGCCAACTCCATAACCAACTCTACTTGTCAATAGATCACCAAAGAAATCTGGCTGATAGTTAGCTTCAGATTTTAATCCTTGAAGGATTGTGATACCTACTGCTTCTCTTGTGAACACAAGTGCTTCAAGAGCTGCTGTAGCTGGAAGGTCATTAGAAACATAAACCTTAGCTCCACCAATCATCTGGATTACACCTGAATCAATACCACCATTACCTGAAGTATAATCAGCATTAACCAATCTGTTACTTCTTACAAGATAAGAATAGTTGATTGGATCCACAACAACAGAAACCTCATTAGAGTTATCTTTTGTTTGTAGCTTAGCTATTCCATCTATGATACCATCTGCTAAAGCATCACCAATATCAACTGCTGATGTAGCTGAAGCGATTGCTGCATTAACAACAACTTCACCACCAGGATTTCCAACTTTACCTACTGTACCTGCTGCTGTTTCAACTGCTACAAAACAAGTCTTATCCATAAGCTTAGCCATTGTTTCACCCATATAGTTAGTAATAACCATACCAGCTGCATAATCAGCCATCTTCTCTTCAAAGTTATCAATTCTCTTAGCAACATACTCAATATCATTGATAGGGATTAATCTCTCATCAAAAGCTTGATCTGTTACTGTTACTTGAGAACCAGGAGTGTGTGTTGCATGGTCTGTACCATCTGCAAATTGTCCAACAATATGACTTGCTGCTTTACCACTTGGAATTGTTTGATTTGAAATAAGATTCAAAGCAATACATTTTCTTGTAAATGCTTCTAATGTTTGTAGTCTGTAGTTTAAAAACAAATCCTTACGATCTGTACCTAGTCCTGTTCCGCCTTGTTCACCTATGTTTACTGCACCTGTATATGCCATTTTATGTCCTTTAATATATTTTAATAAGGAGATAAAATCTCCACCTCTTCTCTAAACAGTTATGTCAGTTAAGTCAAGTACCTGCCCAGTATCAGAGGTGGAACCCTTTAGGAGAGTCTACCCACATAGTTACATGGATTACTATATCTTGACCTAAATCAAGACATATTTGTGGAATTATATCACAATTTTAAACTAAAGTACAACCCCAAGTTTACTCCAATCTGTTCTGTCTGCTTTTTCTTGTAGCATTCTAATCATATTAGCATTGTTTCCAGCCTTAGCTTTATCTCTGCTATACTCCTCTAAACTCGTGTATCCTCTTTGTGGAGCCACTGGTGTAGAAACCCCAGCAATACGTTGTTGTGGTTCATTATTAACTGGTTGTCTCTTCTCTGCTAAAGCTTTTAATCCTTCAGCAGCTAATCTCTCTTGAGAGTAACCAAGTTCAGCACCATACTCTAAAGCACTATCATATGCTTCTCTGGATCCAAACACTTTAACAACACTATCAATTTTCTCTTTATACTCATAAGCTTTCAACTTAACAATCTCTGGAGCTATCTCTAACTCAGTAAGCTTACTCTGCATTTCTTCATCAATAGTCATTCCAGATTCAACTACCTTATCAACTATACTCTTGATATACTCATCTCTGGTATTTTGTCTCTCGGCTTGTTCCAAAGCTTTTTGTGCTTCTTTGTTTGCTGAATCACTCTCTTGTGCCTTTCTTCCCATTAGCTTCTCTAATTCACTATGGTCTTTTTTGTATCTATCTCTCTCAGCTTTCAACTCTTCAATTATCTCTTCTGGTGTTTTCTCTACTGGTATATCACTTGGTAAAGTCTCCACTGGCTCTTGTGGCTGTCCACTAGGATCCACTTGAGCTTGGTCATTTACTTGTGGTTCCATTCTATTCTCCTTCAGAAGCTGCTAACTTCTTCTTTAAATTTACTAAACTCTCTCTCTTAGTAGCTTCAATACCTCTAGCTTTTAACTGTTTAATCAAAGCCTCTTTAGTTACTTGATCTTCAACCTCTATAATCTTACCATTCTTAGCAATTTGTTTTGCTAACATTTGCCCTCGTGACATAGCCATTATTGTACTCCTTGTTCTTGTTGTACTGATTGATTTCCTAACTCATTAGCTCTTGACATACTTAGTTGTTGTGCTTGAGCAGCTTGAGCAGCCTCTTGTCGTTTATTCTTAACTTCATCTGGTGATAGATTTAAGTCTACACTGTTTACTCCCATATATTTAGATAGTCTTGATACAATCTCTGACTCATTAAGATAATCTTGGTACTGTAACTGATATATAGCAGAAACATACTGCATAAGTAAGTCAGCTTCTCTACTTCTACTAAGAGCATCTAAACCAACAGTTATGTCTATACCAACACCGTCTCCACTCTCTATATTCAATTCATCCATTATCCATATAACTATAGTCCTTAATAGATCCACACTAAGCAGTGAGAATGTACCAGACAATGTAGTCTCTAATTCTTTAGCCATAACTTGGATCTCTTCAGCTGTAACTCTCTCAGCATCTCTTTGTATAGCAGAGTTATCTAAGAATCGTTTACCTATCTCTCTTCTTATCTCTTCTCTGAACCTCATAACCATAGACATATCATTGCCCTTCATAGTTTGAATAGCAGTTACATCATCAGCCTTACCATCTATTATATCTAAGTTACTTGCACCAGCTACATCTTTCTTTCTTGTAACTCCAAGTGGATTAACTGTATACACAACCTTAGCTGAAGCAAAACTACCTTCAACCATAATCTCTGAAGATTTGTTAAACTGTATCAAGAACCCCAGAAACTCATCTATGTAAGCTCTTGCAAAGTCTTCATTATTAACAAAAGACCAACCAAGTGGTTTTACTGGTAACTTCTTAGTATCTTTATAAGTTACTTCCTTACCAACTACTTCCTCTTCTAACTCTTGAGTCATAGTCCATTTACCCTCAGCATATATATAACCAGTAAACAGTTCTAAGTCTTCTGGATCCACACCTTCTTCTGGTACATCAACAAAACTCTCTAACTCTTTAGGTGGATTATAAGGACTAATAAGCTCCTTCAATATAATCTTTACTGGTTCTCCATCAGTTCCTCTCTCAACTACATAGTTTCTCAAAGAGTGAACCTTGATACCATTATTAGGTAACTTCTCCATCAAAACATTACCAGTAACAATCAATGCTTTCAACACTTCATAAGCACTGGTTCTAATATTCTGGTTCTCTATCTCCTTAAGCACCTTAGCTTCACCTTGAGACAATATAGAGTATACTTCAGACTTAGCATTCTGATTACCACCACTCAACTCATTAAGTGCATCAGCATCTGGACTCATTCTAAAGAATCTACCTTGTGGTGGAATTAAACTAAACACTAACTTAGAAGCCAATGCTGTAACTCCAGTACCACCAACTGCTTGAGCATAGTTAGTTTTATAACCATCATTAGCTGTAAAACTCTCTATTGGAAATATAGACTGTAGGCTAACCTCAGCATTCTTTTCTGCTCTATCCTCATAAGCCTTTCTATCTTTGGCTATCAATTCATACTGAGATTTTAAACTCATCTAACCCTCCTATTGTAAATCTGTTATTTTTTGTTATTTCTGTTCCGTAGTCTATCTGGAATACAGTGTTGATTGCTTGATGTGCAAAGTCTTGTCTACCTGATTCACCTACAATACTAACCAATGAAGCATATCTAACCTCTGGCTTCTGCAATGGTTGAGTAATCTTCAAAGCTTTAGGTGCTTTTGTTGTAGGCTTAGTACCTATTGGATCAGTTCTTATCTTCCTACTTAAACTCTCTACTCCATCACCTATCGTGCTATCAACCAATGAAGAACCAGATGTAGAAGAACCACCAAACCTTTCAGCTATACCTTTAACTGTATTAAATGTACTATAAAGAGAACC